AAAGATAAAGCTGCATTTGTATTCTCCTCGCATCCAATGTTTTTTCTTTGTTGCAATTTCTTAATCCTGGGATCCTCATAAGAGCTAATAATCTCCCAACTATCATCAGTTGAACAATTGTCAGAGATTATTAACTCCCAATCCCAATAAGTTTGCGCCAGAACACTATCAATAGCTTCCTTGATATATTCGCCGTAGTTATATGAAGTGAGGATGATTGAGATTTTCATAGCTACTTCTTTTTATTATTTAATTTTTTTGAACACTCCAATTCGGGAACGTGGGTGATGTTATTTTTAATAAACCATATGGTGCCGTGAACAACACCATACTCTATTGCTAAATCGCGTTCGCTTTCTCCGTTTTTTAATTTACCCCTTATCACTTCCGCTTGTTGGAGAGTTAACTTGGTGGTAGATTTTTTTCTAGAATTAGCACTAACGGAAACCCACCGGCAATTTTCTGGACAATAATTACCATTATTATCAATCCGGTCTATTGAGGCACCTTTAAACCATCCAGAATTTTTTGCCCACTCCGAAAACCCCTCTATTGTTAACCAGCCCTCAAAAACAGATATACCCCTGCCTCCGTAATTTTTATACTTGGGGTGCATTTTATTTAGACATCTGGCTTTCATTCCTGTCCAGCTATTGTAAAACTTACTATCGCATCCCAACATCTTTAATCCAGTTTTATAATTGGGATTGCTATTTCCGCTAAAGTTTTTAAAATTCTTTGCCATTCTTTTTTAATTAAAACGGGATTTCTGAGCCTTCTACGGATGGCTGATAACCGTCTGATTTTTGCTTATCGTGGTCGGATTGCTCTGAGCTGTCGGATTTTTTACTGTCTAACATAGTTAAGTTGCAGTTGTAACCCTGCAAAACTATCTCTGTTGAATATCTATCTGCACCAGAACTATCAACCCATTTTCTAGTTTGTAGCTGACCTTCGATGTAAACCTTTGAACCTTTTTTAAGATAGTTTTTAGCAGTTCTTACTAGCGCTTCATTAAATATTGCTATCTTATGCCATTCAGTTTTTTCTTTGCGTTCACCGCTGGTTTTATCCTTCCAACTCTCACTTGTTGCTATGGTTATATTAGCTATTTCCCTGCCATCTTGTGTTGACCTTATATCAGGATCTTTTCCTAAGTTTCCGATTAACATTACTTTGTTTAAACTAGCCATTTGCATCTCCATTAGTTGTTATTTCCGCCTTATCAATATCATCAACAGCCGCAGCAATAACTTTTAGCTCGTCTTTTTTAGCTGCCAATTGCTTTTGCTGTTCCGCTGATAATTTTTTCCACGCCTCGGTTAATGACTTTAAACCATCATTAGCTGCATTGGTGATTGATTCCTCTGCTTGTTCTAGCGTGATTTCTTTTTTGGTTGATACAGTTCCAGCTTTTAAAGGCTGAACAGTAAAAGGTTTTTTGTTCGCCTTACTTGCCGTTAATGCCAATGTCACTGGCTTATCTATATCTGACATATGGCTTATTCTTATACCGCCAACTTCTATACCACCAAATTTTACCTTCTCATCTCGATATAAAGTCATTGAGCGGCCTATATACTTTGCGCCATCAACGCCCCAAACATGAACCAGTATTCTTCTAACTGTTTTACACGGCATAAAAGGCTTTCCATTATCTCCTTCATAATGAATAGCTATTGGTTGCTGTGCATCACCCGTGCCGGAAACTTTAGTTATAGTTATAGTTATAGTTTTTCCGATAAGATCATCGGCATTGAGTTGCGAAGATTTTGCCTCTATACTTGCTGACATGTTTACCATAAATACCTCTTGTTGTTAAATAATAATCTCACTTCCTGCATCAACCCGCCTTTCTGTAGGTATCAGGCCGAAAGATTTCGTTTTCCAATCTTCTAAAGATTGTTTCATGTTATTTTCAAAATCCTGGGCAGCGGCAAGAATCAATTCCTGCACCGCCTTATCCGCATACACCCTTTTAACATACATAGGTAAACCACCGCAATATGAAACATAATCAACCCAATCCCGCTCAGAAACTAACATTCCTGTTTGTATCTGCATTATATGATCTTCCGGCACTTCATCGTTCAATATTGATTGAATCTGATATTTCTGGCAACGGCTTTTAATTTCAATCAACCCATCATCACCAATTAAACCATCAGGACTATAACCTAACGTGAATCCCCACTTATCATTAGTGATAAATCCGCATTCAGTAATAGGTTTGTACTTCTCATTATATATCTCTTTCGCATAAATTTCATCTTGATGACCTCTCAAAATATCGTCATTAATATATTGCGGCTCGATATAACTTGTTATCCTCTGCGCCAATAATTCACAGAAAAACAATTTTGACTTATCGTTGTTTGCTTTCTTTAATGTCGGCGTAAGAATATTTTTCATTTCAGAGGCGGTTAAAATACCGCATCTTAGTTGAAGCCAAGGTTCAGAACCCTGCTCTATGTCGTAATAATGTTTAAGCATATCGCGCCCCCTTTATAACTTCTTTATAACTTTATAAACTTTCCGCTTGCGTTTTTTATTTTATAGGATAATTATTACTCGCTGTCAACAATTATTATCATTTATTATTATGGAAGAAGAAAAAAAAGGAACAAAAAGATACTCTATTTCAATGGACATAGTGGTTTCAGAGGAGATGGAAGCTATGCTAAAACAGGAAAGATGGGATGTAAGCGGTTATTTAGAGAGGTTAGTTGTTGCGGATTTAAAGCAGCCAAGATTCTTCTAGATTAACCCCCAACATAGCCCTCTATGTTCTCCCAATACTATAAGAAAGGAATGTGTGTTATTCCTTTAAAGCATGGCAAACCCATAATTAAATGGGCTAAATACTATGAGCTGGATTATCGCCCAGACACGGAACTATTAAACCAGTGGGATAGTATCAAAAAACCAGAATTAGCCCTTCTATGTGGCAAGGAAAGCGGCGTAACAACCATTGATATTGACATTGAAGATGAAAAGAAAATCAAAGTCCTCGAAAAAGTTTTAGGAACGCCGGCATCAGGTAAAATAGGCTCAAAAGGTGCTACGTTTTTCTTTAAATATAACGGCGAGGCATACGAAACATTTAAAAAAGATGGCAAGATCATCGTTGAGGTTCTCTCGGATAAACATTTAACCACTTTGCCACCTTCTAAGCATAGAGATAAAGAAGGTGTCATTTATAAATGGACAGGAAAACCTTTGTGTGAGGCTGAACTTACAAATTTACCAGCTAATTATGCTGACCTAATAAGAAACATATTCCTTATTCCCGTTCAACAAAAAGATGAATACGAATTTACCAGGAATTATAAATACAACTACGAAAAAACCCCAGAGTTTGATGAAGCTGAAAAACTTATTTATGATTACTGTTCACCTGATTGTTCACGGGAAGATTGGATCATATTAGGGTCTGCATTAAAATCATCTTTTGGTGATGCTGCTTATGGCTTGTTTGACGAATGGTCGTCACGTTCCTCAAAATATGATAAAAAATCAATCCGTTCTGTCTGGCGCTCTTTATCTGCCAATATAAACTATGGCGCAATTGTTAATATTGCAAAGCAGGGTGGTTTTAGGCCGGTCGCACAAAAACACATACCTATAAAAACAATTAAGGTTGAGGATTGGGATAAAAAGAAACTTGAGATTATTGCAGAAACAATAAAGGAAAGTCAGGAATTGCCTGAATTTTACAAGAATGCACCTGAACATGTTAAAATGATTTGTGACTGGATATTAGAAACCTCATTTTATCCGCAGCCTATCATTACTTTAGGCGCAACCCTTTCTTTCCTTTCCTTTGTCATGGGTACAAATGCAGAGCTGGGTGGATTAAAACCGAATCTATACACCATTCTTTTATCAGGTACGGGAACAGGAAAAGAACATATAATTCGCTGCATTTGGGGCATGGCTTCAGAAATAAACCTGAAACAGAAAATATCTTCCGCATGGAGTTCTGATACTGCGATTATCAAACGACTTAAAAAGAATGAAGGAACTACTTTTTATCTCACCGATGAAATGTACCAGGTCATGCAATCATTATCTAAAGGCAATTCCAATTCACGTGAAGCAGCAGCAGCGGGTGCGTTATTAAAAGCATATACAGGCGTTAAGATTGAAACGATTGATTATGCAGACGAGAAGGAAAGGCCAACGGAAATTGTGGAAAATCCTTTTGTTTCAATTGCAGGCTTTTCAACGCCCGAACCTTTCTTTGATGCAATAGGACAGAAGGAAGCATTCAGTGGCTTTGTTGGTCGTCTGGCTGTGTTTGAAGGCTCTTTTTTATTACCAGAACCTAATTTAAAGCATGACGGCACAGCATGGAAAACCATACCGCCTAAAATCAAGGAGATATTAAAGGAAATCCATAACAATGTTGACCGATTATCACACAAAGGCAAATCAATCACTTCAACTAAAGTAATTACTTTAGGAGAAGGCGTTCAGGAAGCCATTGAAAAAATGCAAACTGACATAAGGAACAAAAGAAATGAATTTAAAATTGAAAACAACCCGATGGATAACGTTATTGCAAGGATGGGTGAATTGGTCCTTAAATATGCCATTATCGCAAGTAAGGGCAATCAGATCCAGATCAACCACCTTATATGGGCAAAATCACTGGCTGAATATAACCTGGGTATAATATGCGCTGCCAGCTCACAGTTTACAGATAGTAAGTTTGATAACAAGGTTGCTAAATTGTTTAACTGGATTGAAAAACAGGGTGGCGTTGCAGATAAAACAAAATTAAACAATTATTGCAAAGTATTTGATAATAGAAGGGAGAGGGAGGAAGCTATACAAGAATTAATTGAAAGGGAGAAAATAGAAATTGTAAAACTTGAAGGGCTGGGGCAGAAAAAAGCAGGCTACAAAATAAAAACCCCCTAGAATTCATCTAGAGGGTTAAGGTATCAAGGGGATTGATAAAAGGATAATACTATTTAGTTTCCTTAAAATCAAGGATTAATTTATTGATAAAGCCAGACAGGTTAAAACCAAAAACCGAGTTTTTCTCCTTCAGCCGGTCTATTTTCTCCACTGCCTCCTGGCTTACTGTAACAGATAGTGTTTTAGATTTTTTCATATTTTTTCTATTTCAGTTAGTTGTTTAATTTGGCATTGACCCTTACTAAATGGCTGAATAATAAGGCTATAACCATTTTTTATTTTTGTAAAATTCTCACTTCTTGACTGTAAAAAGTTTATTTGTTTTTTTATTCTTTCGTCAATTTCTTTTTTAGAGCCTTGATATGAACAAATTAAAATTTCATTTAAAACATATTTTCCTTTGTTTTTCATATATTTTTAAGCCTGTAAATTAATAATAAAAAGCAACACGGCATAAGCAGCCGTTATTATGCCGATCAGTAGCAATACATCATGGATTATATCTTTCATGTTTTTACCGGGGTTGGTGGAAAAGGCCATTCGTAAGTTTTATCGGTCATAATTATCCTAATTGTTCAAGTTGATATAAGATAGAAGAATATACCTCTCTTTTTCCAAAGGCATATCTCTTGTCCAATCCATCTTCAGTAAGGATCTCATCTGTTGTTTGTTTCAACCCCTGTGTAGCCCATTCCTTTAAAGCTTGTTTTATCATGCTCCCCTCCTCTGCCTTGCATAATAAACCTTTATAGCCCACCCTTCCGAATAACCCTTACTTCTTGCATAAGCCTTTAACTCATCCAGGGTTTTGGAGTTTATCCTATCTGCATCAGGTTTTTTGGCTTTTTTTGCGTACATTATACCCTCACTATTTTACACTCATTAGCCAGCATATCCTTAAACGCCCGAATACCTATCTTAAATCGAAAGTATACTAAGGCGGCTATGGTATCAGCTTCCTCTGCAATAACAGCCTTTCCTTGCCTATCTTTGACAGGTTCGCCTTTGTAGTTTAGAACATATGTGTTTAATTTTTTCCTCATTACTCCCCCTGAATTGGCTTAGCATCAAAGCCCTTTACAAATTCCGCTTCATCTTGAGTCATGCTGGAGAATTGTAAAGGTTGTTCGTTTATTGTGATCTGCTCGCTCTTGCCCTCAATACTGAAATTAAGTACATATTGCGTTCCTATTGCAAATGCCACTATATTTGTTAACAGTATGCAACAGGTGATTATTATTATCTTTTTCATTTTATCCCCTCTCATTAAATTATTAAAGTGATGATGTTAATCTCCATTCCTTACTATTTCTAGCGGTCTGTTAAAGTTAACACCATCCTTAAACCCATATAACAGGCTTAGGGATATTGTTATGTTAGGTGATGATGCCAAGTTAGCGGAAGCTAGTCGTTACGACACCATAGCTTCAAATCGGTCTTTACCGAACCGCCTTAGTCCGTCAGCTTGGAAACGCCAAGCTCGTCTTAACACCATCTCGAACTATTCGAAAAAGCCAAATAGTTGAAGTTAGAGTTACAGAGGGTTTCATCTCTCAAGCCCACAACGTCAAGCCTGTAAAGAGGAGGCTTTCCCCCGTCACCAGACCGCTTGAACCTTACCCTAGATGAGCGTCGGGAACTTAAGGTCTGCATCTCACCCTATAAGCGAATGAGCCAATGGTATTCCGTGATGATGTTAAGCGTGTTATTCAGTGGACTCCTACACGGGAGGCTAAGAGACCTAAGCCTAGTCTCCACTTATTCTTAACACCATCAAGAAGCCCCCTACTAAATATGGAAGGGGCTGCGTGTTGTTGTTAAACTACATTCATGCTCCGCAATAAGCTTAAAATTTCATCACGCTTAGCATCACTAAAAGTATCCATAACAAATTGTGGCTCTATGTTTAACTGAGCAAATTTTATACTTGCCATATACGCTGCATCTCTAAGTTCATATGCAGGGATTTTTTGAGTTACCAACATGTTATGCATGGCATCAACCAACTGCTTAAATTGCGTATCTCTAAAATACCTGTCTTGTAAATCTGGAAATGTTGTATTCATCTTTCTCTCCTATTTATTATTATATTTAAAGGGGCTTGAGGTTAATTCCGTAAAAAATCTCGCAAATCATCAATCTGCTTATTATATTCTTCCTGCGATATGTAACCTAACTCTATTAATGTCTTACTGCCCTCCTTTAGCCCGCTAATTTCATTTTTGATCGCAGCTACCTTATCTTCGTAAATTGCAAGTGCCGGATTTTTATTTGTGCTTTTTTGTTTCTTAGACATAACCCCTCCCTTATTGTTAAATTGTTATTTCCTCTATCTTTAATATTCTCCGAACCTCCATCCTGATCTTTACTGGATCATGGTTTTTATACCCGATCTTCTTCCTCATTTCTGCCCGCCCTTTCCTTATTGCAGTATTTAGCAGTACAGCATTAGGCGTTTCGTAGTTGAAACGTTCCATACATGACCACCGCCAGCAGCCATCAAGCTCGCTTTTGCATACAGCAGAGAGTTCAATTATATATTTGTGTTTCATCTGCTCCCCCCTTCTATTGAGTTGAGTAGGGCTTGTGCTTCTTCACGCATAATCTTTCTGGTTCTAGGGGTATTTATATCGTATTTTCTTAATACAACCTCCATCTTTTTAACCATCTCCACCAACTTATCATGGCAATTTGCAGCCTTAACAATGAAAGCGGCGTTGGCTTCAGCATTAGGCTTAGAAACAACTGCAATAACATCAAGTAAAGGATCGCCCTTTGATTGAAGTGTTATGCAATTAAGGATGCTGCCACCATCCCCAATAATTCTTTTGTGTTCCCACGGTAATTTATTCCCTGTCATAATTTGTTCCTTTTGTTGGTTATTTAAAATAATTATAATCTAAAACATCAAAGCTAAAATCATCAACATTAACCAGTAAAATCCCCTCATCGCCGTGTGAATAATCTGCCAGCTCCCGCCACCTTGTTTTATCTTTAACAATCTCCTGAATACTCTCTGGCGTGTTTAACAAACCAAATGAACAACATTCAGCATCTCTTTGCCTGTGCAGCCTTCCTGCTAGGCGACCAGCAAAATACTCAACATCGCTTTTTCTATCAGCAAAAACAATAAACTGTTCTTTTAAGAACTTTTTACTTTCGCTTATATTTGCCCAATGTTCGTATATAGTTGGCGATACATCCGCTTTGTTATATACTATTGTTATAAGTCTATTTCCCATAAATCCCTTTATTAATTATTATACCCCTTCGGGCGTTGTTAATTATGCAGTCTTATCAGCAATGCCAGTCCATACATTCAAGCCCCAAGAGATTCGCTTTTGTGCCAGCTCGAAGGCCTCGCGAGCTTTCTCTGTTGCAACACCAGGTTTATATCCCTTGTTTATTGCAACATCGTAAGCATTTTGTGCATACAGATTAGCTAGTTTGCAGTCATTAACAGCATTGTTATATTCTGCATTGCTTATGGACTTTTCGAATCCATCTTTGTCATATACTATAGTTTTCATAACCTCTCCTTTGTTTTGTTGTTAAGTATCTAAGCCTGGTATCAATCCTATAAACACCAAAGTTTTTTCCTGGTATTTATTCCTTATTATTATACTACATTATTCATCATGTCAATAATATATTTATTATTTATTATATTATTTCATCCCTAGTGATATTTCTGCAACCAATACCCATTCTCTTTATATACCCACAATCCAGAGTTGTATTTCTCAAAACCCAGTTTTAAGACTTTTAAGAACTTTTAAGAAAACGGGTTTCTTACATAAGACAGGCAGCCAACAGCCAAGAAATCAACTTTTAAGAAATTAAGAAGATTTTTCACATGTTTTTTTTTCCTGGGTCGGGGTTCTTAAAGTTCTTAAAAGATGATGAAAGTATATATATATAGCCATTATTACTATTTAGAATTAAGAAGAATGAATTAACTTTTAAGAAAAACAGATGTAGTTTTAAGTAGTTTTAAGAACTTTTTTTTCCCTTATATTTCAATAGCTTAGGTGTTAACATATTGATTTGTAAAGGTAATTTAAATTTCGCCGTGAAACATTTTCGTGAAACATACAAAACCTTTGAAAGGCGCAGAAAGTCTAGAGCGCATGTTGTTTATTGTTATATTGCAATGGGTTAGTGCGAATACTTAATGTAGTTTATAAGGTTGTGCTGGTGATATAGTTAAAGTATTACATGAGGTATTCAATGCAAGTCATTGTTATATATAGGGAAACAGTAAGCAGTGTCGTGTCATTGGCTCATTACTTATGTTGTGTGATTGGTGGCTGTGATTGCGTATGTATATCAATATGTTATGGGCAATACTTAATGTAATGGATGAGGGGCTGGTATATCTAATGTATTACATTAAGTTCTTGATGTAAGTAGTTGATGTGTATATCTATTGTGCGTTAGTGGTGTGCATGGTTGTAGGATCTGCTGGTGTTGAACCCCCCTGGAACCCCCTTGAAGGGTCTTCAAAAGTTTTGAGTATACCATCCGGCACCACACACTAACGATTCCCCCTATAGAAAAAGAGAGTGGGGGGTGGGGGGTAAATTCAGAGAAAAATAAACTTTTATCTGTTTCAAAAAATAGGAAAAAATAAAAACGGGAATTAGCGGTGCGGATAGTTTGGAAAAAAGAAAATGTATAAATGTACATTTGTTATAGGTATGGGGGGAGAAAATAAAAGAGCGCGGATTAAAGTGGAGTAAAATAAAATTTGGAAAAAAATAATGAAGGTGTTATATTGTTGGTTGTAAGCAAAATTATTATTATGGAAGAGGAAGTAAAGAAGCCGGAGGAGAAAAAGCCGGAAGCGGTGATAATATATTTAAAGCAATTAACGCCGGTGGAGAGGAAGGGGTTAGAGGTGTTGTTATATGAATTGAATCGTTCATCTGTTGTTAATTATGATTTTGTGGAGGGGGTGTAGTATGGGTACGGAAAAGAAAAAGATATTGATAGCGATACCTAGTGGTGGGAGTGACAAGGCGATATTCAGGCAGTTCGTGAATAAGTGTTGGGTGTATATGAATGTGCGTGGGTATGCGTGTGACATGGTGAGTAACATATCGCCGTATATATGCAGGAATCGGGAGGGGTTGGCGAAGGTGGCGGTGGATGAGGGATATGATTATTTGATGTTTTTTGATAATGATATGGTGTTTCCGGAGAGTATCATAGAGGAGTTTATGGGTCATATGGAGCGCGGAGGGGTGGGGGTAGTAACTACTAACTATGTTACAAAGGAGATACCGGCTAGGTATATGTGTGTGGGTGATGGCGGGGAGGTAAAGACGGGGTTGGAGAGTACGGGATTGGAGGCGGTGATGTATGCGCCGACTGGAACTATGTTGATAGATGTTGAGTTGTTGAAGAGGGTGAGGAGGCCGTGGTTTTTTGTAGCGCCGAAGAGGAGTGAGGGAGGGGAGTTGGCTGAGTTTCTGGCGGCGGAGTATGGATGGAGGCATGAGCATGGAGGAGAGGATTACTGGTTTTGCAATCAGGTTCGCCAGATGGGTGAGAAGGTGTGGTGCGATCATGATATGAGTAAGAGGGTATCGCATGTGGGGGATTATACATATACATTTGTTGATGGGATGCGGAAGGATAATTATACTGCGAATGCGTATGCTTTGGCAGGTGGTGGCGTGGAGAAGAGGGAAGGATGAAAAGGGCGGATAAGGAAATAGCGTTGGAGGTGATACTGGCGCGGTTGAAGGCGGATGCGAAAGTATTCATGTTGAGTCAGTTATTAGATGGCGAGGAGTATACGGCACGTGACATACATAGGTGGGCAGCGGAGGAGAAGGACTTGCCGTATTATGACAAGATAAGGGAAATAGTGGAAGTGAGGATAGCTGTGGGAATGAATGCCGGGGTGATAAATCCGCAGTTGGGATTAAAGATGTTGGGAGAGTTTTTTGAGAGGGGTACGGACAAGGGGAGTGGGGAGATAGTTTTTAAAATTATAGAAGAGGAGGCTGGGTTATGAAAATAAGTAGAACATTGTTTTGGTCATTGGTTTTGAATGAGGTGTTGATAATTGCGTTGGTGGTTGTGTGCGTAGGACAATAAAGCAGAGGAAGTTATTGGATTTAAGTCGGGATCCTGAGAAGGTGTTTATATTGGGATGGGGAGGTGGGCGGTCCGGGAAAAGCTGGGAATTCATTAATGAGTTGGTTGTACGCGCGATGTTATATGCGGGGACCAGGCATTTGATATGCAGGTTTAATAGAAACAGGTTATTGGATTCGATTTGGAATGATACGTTGCCGAAGGTGTTGGCGGCTAGGGGATTAGCGAAAGTTGGATTGGAATTTAATAAGACGGAATTGTCTGTGAAGTTTCCGAATGGCTCGGAGATACTGATGAGGGGTTTGGATACTGAGGAGAGGGTAGAGGCGGTGCTGGGTACTGAGTATGGAACGATATATGTGAATGAGGCGAGTGAGATAAAAAGATTTAGTGTTATAGAAAAATTGATGACACGTATGAACTGCGTTGCATTGAATGCTGTTACAGGCGAGTGTATAATTCCGAAAATGTATGTTGACTGTAACCCGCCGACTGTGGGGCATTGGGTGTATAAGATGTTTATAAAGGGGGAGAATCCTGAAGGTGGTAAGTTAGAATATTTTGATAGTTGCGCGAATATACAGATGAATCCGGTTGATAATGCCGCAAATTTAAATGAGAGGACATTAAAAACGTATGAGAATTTAAGTCATGCGATAAAGAAGCGTTTCTATTATGGTGAGTTTACCGAGGATGAGGTTGGTAAGGTATTTTCTGCGTCATGGTTTCGGTATTATAAAGAGATGCGTGAATATAAGTATATCGTACAGTCATGGGATACGGCGTATAAAGAGGGTGAGTTAAATGATCCATCGGTATGTACGACTTGGGGAGTTCGTGGAGATGGGCGGTATGATATATTAGATTGTTATGAGGAGAAATTATCTTATCCTGTTTTACGCGGGAAAATAATTTCGATGGCTAGTGAGTGGACAGCGGATTGGGTGTTGATAGAGGACAAGGCTTCTGGGCAGTCGTTGTTGCAGGAATTGCCGGAGATTGATAGGGTGAGGAGTTATATACCTATAAAAGTTGGGAAGGAAGGAAAGGTAATAAGGGCAACAACATGCGCGAGGGATTTTGAAGGTGGTCGTGTGTATATGCCGAAAAGTGCGGCATGGTTACGTGCATTTGAAGAAGAGTTATTGGAATTTGATATGGATGCCGAGAAGGATAACAGGGTTGATAGTGTTAGCCAGTTTTTAAATTGGGCTAGGCATAGTGATTTTGGTTTGGACAATGACGATGAGAAGGATGAGAGAATGCAGCTTGATAAATATGTGGGGATGAAGTATGATGGCTGGAAAAGTTATAACGCGGGTAGCAGTTGGAAACACTAAGAAAAATACCGGGAAAATTTATGGACAAAGGTGGCGTAGAGCAATGGGATGGTTGGGATCAGAAAGATGATCTCAAAACTTTAGCCATGAGGGTAAAGGAAAATTACGATGTAGACTTTACCGCGAATAATGAGCGCTTTGATGTTATAAGAAGGATACAGGATTTGGTGGGCAACACAGCGTATCCGCAATGGAATCAGAATCCAGGTTCTTCACCTTCATATATAATTCCTTTGTTAACTGCTGCTGCAATAAGTTTTAACGCTATTGCGTATCCTGCGATATTAAATGATGGTGAGCCTGTTAAATGTTGGTTTTATGGCAAGGATGATGGGCGCTTAACGATACGTATAGACCCCATGACGGGAATGCCTATGCCAGAAAGAGAGGGCGCTGGCGAGAAAGCTGCATGGGCGAATCAATATAGCCAATTTGCAAACTGGCAGATTTTAAAAGATATAAAACACTGGAAGGAAGAGCTGGATAAAATGACAACCATGTTGCCAATGATAGGTTGCATGTTTAAGAAAACCTATCCGAACAATATCCAGAGGGATGTGCAATCGGATCTATTGATGCCGTATGAATTGATTGTTCACCCATCTGTAAAAAGTTTAGCAACCGCGCCAAGAATTTCACATGTATTTGAAATGTACAGGCATGAGTGCGAAACGATGATAGCGAGTGGTGCGTGGTTGGATGTTGACATAAGTAAACTGGATTCGGGAAGTGCGCAATCTGGTGTTGACCCTGAGAAGAAAGTTATCGCCAATGATGCGCCGCTAGTATTTATTGAGCAGCATTTAAGATATGACCTTGATGGTGATGGATACGCAGAACCTGTTATTGCAACGGTTCACAAAGAGAGTGGATTGCTTGTGAAATATGAAAAGAATTATATCGAAAGTGATGCGATAAAAGATGAAGAAGGAAATATAATTTTTGCCGCGCCGATACAATATTTTACAAAGTTCGGAATGTTCCGTGACCCGAATGGAAGTATATATGATATTGGATTTGGTACTATTTTCTATGAGCAGATTGATGCGATAAATTCAGCTATAAATATGTTGCTGGATTCAGCGCAAAGGTCAAACTTGCATACAGGATTGATTGGTAAAGGTGGCGTAAGGATGCAGGGTGGTGCAATTACTTTAAAAGAAGGTAATTTTGCATTTGTAGAATCTTATGGTGCGAATTTGCGTGATAATATAGTTGAGTTGACAGCAAAAGAACCAAGCATGGTTCTATTCCAGTTACTTGGATTTATGACAGATTATTTTAAATCTGTTGTGAACATGGATGATGTTGTTGCAGCTAACCAGACCGCGACCACTACTTTAAGTATGGTAGAGCAGGGTATAGCACAATATAAAGCTATTCTGAACAGGATAAGGGATTCGCTGGATATGGAAATAGAGTTGATGATGAAATTTAATGTTGTTGCATTCAGAAAACCAAATCCATTTAACATTGATTTTGAAACTGTTGATGAATCCCCGTTTTATACTTCTGCATCTTTTGATGTTAATAATTTAACAAGCAGTATAAGAATTGCTAAAATGCAGGTAATGACGGAAATGTGTAATGGCGTTCTCGGCGACCAGATAGATAAAAAAGAAGTTGTGAAAGAGGCGTTTGATACGATGCACTTAGTTGACCCTGAAAGATTTATTGCGAAGGAAGAACCTACGCCGGCAGAGATTCAGTTGAAGCAAATGGAAGAAGAAAATAAACGTTTATTAGCGCAATTAGAATTACAAACTGAGCAAAATAAAAATTTAGAGTTGCAAATAAAAGATAAAAGTGCTAATGCTGATGTAATGTTGAAAAATGCTAAGGCATTAGAAACGTTGTCTAAACTTGAGCCATCTGAATCAGACCAGATTGATGATTTAAAGAAGTTGGCGGAGATACAAAATTTAACCGCTCCAAAGAGCGAGAAAGAAAAAGGCAATGAAAGTACAGGAAACGAAACTGGTTGATACTAAGCCAGAATTAAGCGAAGAAGATAGGGCGAGCCTTAAAATGTGGCTTGATAACCGATGGACTCAAAATCTTAAAAAATTATGTGAAGATCAAATTAATATAGCGAAAGAAACCTGGGTTGCAGGCGCTTATATTTCCGACAATCAAAAATCATTAAGCGATTACAATGCTGGGGTAGCGCAGGCTCATACAAGAATACATGAGCTTCTTAATGGAAAAATCTTAACTGACTTGGAGAAAATCAATGGCGATAGAGAATCAGATTAGTAATTTCTGTACTACTTTAGTAGCGGAAAAATACAAACCACTGGATGATGTGGTTTTAGTGGAATTAGAGATCAGCGATAAAATGAAATCATGGATAAAAAGCCCAATTATAATTGATGAAAGGGAAGTGAAACGTGAATTGGTAAAATTACGTAAAGGAAAGATTCTTGATTTGGGAAAATCGCAAAGATTTATTTCAGATGATGATGTGAAGGTGGGGGTAGAGGTATTTTTTACAAATACTGATGGGGATATAATGAAACATCCTGAAAGGGAAGTATTCTACAAGTTTGTAGAAGGTTGTGATTTAATTGCATATATAAAGGAGTAAGCCATGTTAGAAGATTTTGAATTAAAAGAGCTTCCAATGGAAGATGAGGGGATTTTTCGATTTATGCAGATATCAAAAACTGGTTGTAAGGTAATAGAGGTAAAAAAAGAAGATTGGGAAAGAGAAAGGAATTTAAATTTCATAAAGGAGTAAAAAATGGCACTACAATTTGCAGATGGAGAAAAAATAGAGGATGTTGTTCCTGAAAAGGATGTAACAGAAGAGGGGGCTCCTGAAACTGAGGTAGTTGAAAAGCCCGAAGAAGAAGTAGTTGAAGTTGAGGTGGAAAAAACCGAAGAAGAAGCGGAAATTGTCGAGGATGAAAAGCCAAAAAAGGGCTTTGAACCGCGTAATAAAAATGAAAAAGGTTATATTGACCGAAAAATTAATAAAAAAGTAGAAAGGCTTGAAAAGCTTGTAAATAAACAGCTTGAGGAACAAAGTTTACGCATTGATACTGTTATAAAAGGCTGGGAAGCTAAGTTAGAGCAGGCAAAAGCAAATAATGACATAGCTGAATATGATGAGGCTACAAAGGGATTGCAGCATTTAAAGGAGCAAAAAGCTGATTTACAGGCAATTATTGCCGAAAAAGATGCAGATGCCGACACTGCTACTGAAGAATATGAAATTGATGATTCCGCGCAGAGTTGGTTAGAGCAAAATGATAGTTTTGTTAGAAAAATCAACTCAGATAATGAATTAAAAACTTTAGCAGCAAGTATTTCTAATTCTTTGTTAAAGAAGGGTTACAAAGACAGGCCGCAAGTTGAATTATTAGCTGAAGTAAAAAGGCGTGTCATGCTTTCTTCTCCTGAATATTTTCCTGGTGCGGCAAAAAAACAAACACCTTTACCTAATGTTTCAGGCGCTAATGGTGTTGGCAATCCGCAAAGAAAAGGTTTTGGCTGGAAAGATGTTCCTGAGTTAGACAGGCAGATTCTAAAAACGCATATTTCGCAAGGTATATATAAAGATGAAAAAGAAGCTTTACAAAGTTACCAGGCATTTACAAAAAAATAATTTAAGGAGTTAAGATGACAGAAGAAAAAGTTCAATTAAAGACTAAGGAATCCCTTGATAATATAGGAAAAGCTATTGAAGAAAAAAAACAGCTTGACATGGCTAAGAAAAAAATGAATAATAGGCGTAAAGCTTTTTCTGAGAAAATCGTATCATACATGGACTCTCGCAGGTCTGGTGAATTCGAATTTTTAGCACCTCAAGGGTGCATCATTCTCAACTCCCCTCCGGAGGAAGCGGAACAACTAGTTGAACTTGGTTTATTCCAGTATCTTCCAGTTGACCCAAAACTAAAAATCCCAAATATTGAAACTGACGGTAATATCGCCATTTATTCTTTTAAATGCAAAAGAAAAAAGGATGAATCTGGAAGGCTTGAGGTCGAAAAGTTTGCATTAGTATATTGTACACTTGAAGATTATCAGTTTTTCCAAAGAGAAAGGGCGAATTATCTTAATAAATTATCAATAGATCGGGGAAGGAAGGAGGAGGATGAGGCAATCGAGAGATTTGCTTCTGACTCAGAAAAGTAGCAGGAGAATTAACTCCTGCGATTATTAATCAAAGGAGTTAAAAATGGCAAATGCTAACGCCCCATATGGTCTAAAAGCGGTAAAGTACGATGAGAAATTGTGCATTCACGCATATATTCCATCCACAGACGCTACGGCTCACTATCTAAATCAACCAGTACAGTTAAGTGCTGATGGCGCAAATGCTACTGCAAGTTCAGTTGGCACTCAGCCGGGCGCATTGCCTATAGTTGAAACCGCTGGTTCTACCGGTGTGTTTTTAGGTACTATCTTGAGTTTTGTAGGTCTTTCAACATCAACGGAAAATATAGTATACAACCCGGCTTCTACAGCAAGGGAAGTTATAGTTTGCGCTGATCCTAACGCAATATATCAAGCACAGGTATCTGGCGCACTTACAGCAACTGATATTGGTCTTAATACCAACTTCATTAACCTTACATCAGGTAGCACAGTAACTGGTAATTCTTCCACTGCACTGGATAGTTCTTTATTTGGCACTACAAGCACTCTGCAAGTCAGGGTTCTTTCTGTTGTTGACCAGATTGATAACGAATTAGGCTCTTACGCAAGTGTTCTATGCCGTATTAATAACACTAATTACACGCCTAATACTGCGGGTATTTAATAACAACAATGGAGAATAATATATGACTACCAGTTCAGGCGCACTCAGTAAAGCCCAGGTATTGGGTCTTTATAAGATCTTTAACTCAACTAACCCAAAGCTTAATACCTATTGGGATAAAGTAATGAATGTTTCTACCTCTAAAAGAGGCTATGAAGAAGCAATGCAATCTACTGCACTGACCTACGCGCCAGTGAAGCCAGAGGGTGTACAAGCTTCTTCCGAGGATATTAAACAGTCATTTGTAACACGTACGCAGCACAAGACATTTGCAAAAGTGTTTAAAGTTACACGTGAAGCATATGACGATAACCTTTACAAATCTGAAATGGGCATAGCCGGTCTTGCCGATATGAAGATGATGAGGGATGCGTTCTTACGTACAAAAGACAGGTACGTTGCGAACATGTTCAACAATGGTGAAAGCTCATCTGTTACTTATGGTGACGGACAGCCAATGTTTTCAGCTTCCCATCCTTCTGAGGTTGGTGCGGTTCAAAGCAATCTTTCTTCTTATACTACTTTCAGTGAAGCAGCTACTAATCAGGCGTTCATTCGCGTGATGAGGACAAAATCTCTTGAAGGCACAGAACTTCCTTTAGGAATTACCAAAGTAATGGTAGCTCCAGAGCAACGTTTTGAAGCAGAAAGGGTTTTCTACTCTCAACTTCGCCCTGGCACTGGTAACAATGATACTAACGTTTTCTATGAGAAAGCTGATATTATCGTTAATCCTTACCTGACATATTCAAATGGTTTCACATTCTTCACTGACTATCGTGATGATGCACTAACACTGTTTGAGCGTCAAAATCGTGATATGCGTGAACTTCCAATGGAAGATGATGATGTTTATCGTTTCTATTGCAGCGAGCGTTATAGCTCTACCTTATTCGACTTCCGTAAAGTTTACGGCACAGTAGGCGTAGGTTAATAGATAGATTGGGGGGTGTAAAAACCCCCTTTAATTATAAAATTGGAGATCGATATGGTTTATACAAATTTTCCCAATGGCTTGACTAGCTTTGGCGTTCCATTACCAGGTGATTTTATTACACAGGGCAACAGATATTTCGTAGCTCCTGGCACTGGCTCAGATGGAAATACAGGCACAAGCATTGATGCACCTTTTGCAACGTTAGGCAGGGCATTAGAGGCGGCAACAGCAAATCAGAATGATATTGTTTATTTATTGGCGCAAAGCAATACTTCTGCTGATACTACTGATTATCAAACAACAACTTTAGATTGGAATAAGGATTTAGTTCACTTAATTGGTTGTGGTGCAAATCCCATGATTGGTCAAAGAGCAAGGATAGCTCAAGATGCGTCTGCGACTACATTAGATAATCTAATGACGGTTTCGGCTGATGCGTGTATTATCGCAAATATCGGGATCTTCCAAGGTATTGCATCTTCTACTGCCACCTCATCTATAGCACTTACTGTTAGTGGTGAACGCAATCATTTTATTAATTGCCAGATTTCAGGCATTGGTAATTCATCCATGGATGATGCTGGCTCGCGTTCTTTAAAAGTTTCTGGTGGTGAAAACTACTTTGAGAAATGTTATATAGGACTAGATACTGTTATTCGTGGAACTGCAACTACAGAAGTTGAAATTTCTGCTGGTGCAAGGAATATTTTCGATGATTGTATCATAAACAGCTATACTTCACTTTCTACATTCAAGGCATTAACTGCTGGCTCTCCTGATAGGTTTGTGATGCTTAAAAATGGCTGCTTGTTAAATGCGGTTCAAGGTATTACTTCCGCTGTTGCACCTACTGGCGCGATTGCTAGTGGTAGCGTTAATGGAAGTGTATTATCATTCGGAACTATGGTGGCTGGTTACGCAAACGTTACAACTGCGGATGATTCTAAAACCTTGCATTTAAGCTATTCTGGTTCAGTTGCTGGCAGTGATATTCTGAAAGGAATGGGCATAGCAAGGGCAGTTGATGTAGCATAATAATGTGTCTAAAAAGTCCAGACATCATCAGCCATATACGACTTGTGACAGAACGGGTCGTAATTTGCCGTATGATGATACTACGATAGAGTGGACTGGTTTAAGGGTTGACAAACGAGTTGTTGACCCTAGAAACCCGCAGGATTTTGTTAAAATAGCAAAAACTCGCGGATTATTACCAGGGCAGAAATATATAACCGCCACGATTCAAGAGAATGATTTTAATGAGTGGATGGTTGACCAGACGGGCGAATATATAACAGATGAAAATGGAAATTTCATACAAACTAATTAAGTAATGACAGTATTTTTTGAATATCCCGAAATTACATCTGTTGATGCAAGCGCCATTTTGATTGTTGCTCAACCATCTGGCGACTCTTATGTAGTTCGTAACGTATTAAATAGTAATTTTTTTGCCTCTCCGCCAGCAATTGGAGGCACTTCGCCAAGTACGGGTGCATTTACCGCCTTAACTGCGACATCCTTAAATGTTTCAGGCGCTACTACTTTGGCGGCATTAACTGCAACTATAGGAACTTTTTCTACGCGGGTATTAGTTAATCAAGTAATTAGAAGCTCTAATGCTTCCGGCTTTGATTTTCAAGGTGCGGGCGCAACAACATTAGCAACATTAAATAATAGTGGTGATTTTACACCGATAGGGATTTTAGATATATCAGGCGCTGCATCAGGTCGCATACAATTCCCTGCAACCCAAGTTACCAGCGCGAATGCAAACACGCTGGATGATTATGAAGAAGGTACGTTTACTCCGACGGTAACATTTAGCACACCTGGCGATCTATCTGTGGTTTATAGTGCGCAACAAGGGCAATATACGAAAGTAGGTAATTTAGTTACTTTTGGCATTAGGTTGGTATTTACGCCAACTTATTCAACAGCGTCAGGTACAATTCGGATAGCTACTTTACCAGTGACTCCTTCTGGATCTGCGATAACAATGCGCCCGGCTGTTAGCACTTGGAGTAATGTAAACCTTGGTGCCGGTTATTATATGATCGGAGCGACAATTGATGCTTCTATAACATATATAGCGCTGACACAAAGTGGTGATGCCGCTGTAGTTGGTGCATTAGGGACAACAGAATTTGCAAGCGGCACTGCATATACATTGATTTTTGAAGGACATTATTATTCAAGCTAAGGAGAATTATGGCAAATTTTGAGGAAAAAAGAACTCTTGTTTCGGTAACATATCTTGCAGAAACAGGAGTTATAGAGGTTAAAGAGGCGGATAAAATTTATAAAGATGGGGTGGAAATATCCAGCAAGATACATCGTAAATGTATTTCACCTTTGGATGATGTTTCTAAAGAGGTTGATATAGTTAAAGATGTGGCTGATAAGTTTTGGACTGATGAGGTAAAAACTAAGTATGCAGAAATTATAAAAAACAACGAAGGAGGACTAAATGGATAAAAAACCAACAAAAGGAAGAATGCCAGATGTAAATCAGGTTTCGCCACGCAAGGCATTAGCTATGGGACTAAAGCCGAAAATTACTCACCCGCCAAAGAAGAATATATAGGTAGTTTATGAAAAAGAAATCATGCGTTAAAGAATCTGCTAAACACGAAAAGAGTGAAATGAAGGTTCTTAAAAAGATTGAGAAAAAAGTTTCCAAAAAGAAGGGTAAATGAGCACATCAGGCGTATATACCTGGCAGCTTCAAAGAAATGCGATAGTTTCTCAGGCCTTTAAAAAACTTGGTTTACTTCCCAAGGGTCAAGAACTTGCGCCCGAAGATTTAAATGAAGGTATTACGCAACTTAACTCAATGGTCAAGTCGTGGCAATCTGAGGATATTTATCTTTGGAAGTTTGAGATCATAAACCTGTTTTTGCAATATGGTCAAAATAAATATGTAGTTGGGCCGGGTAGTGGAACTGACCACGCAACCCTTGATTATGATTATAGCTATTTAGCATCGGCTGCAAGTGCGGGGGCTACTAGCATTACCGTTCAAGACGCGACTGGCTTTACTATTGGCAAAACTATAGGAGTTGTACAATCAAGTTACGTTGTTTTTTGGACAACTATTGCAAATGTTGTTGGCAATGTAATTACTTTAACCGCCCCATTGGATGAGGTTGCCGCTGCTGATAGAAACGTTTTTTGCTATTCAGATAAACCGGCAAAACCATTAAAAATGAAATATGCAACCTTGTTAAATCTGGCTCAAAATGAAAGCGGTCAACAAGGTTATGAAACGCAAATGAATGTTTTAGCAAGAAAGGATTACGAACTTCTTTCTGTTAAATATCAGGCCGCTGGTTATCCAAGTGAAATAATGTTTGAACCTCGCAGAACTGAAGGCTGGATATGGATTTCACAGGCTCCTGCAAATACTACACAGGTAATGAAGTTGAATGTTGTTTATCCGTTTCAGGCTTTTGAGGCTGCTGACAATGACCCTGATTTTCCTGAAGAATGGACAAACACTTTAGTTTATAATTTAGCGGCAGAATTAATTGCAGATTACGGTGTTGAAGGAACTAGGGCGGAAGTTGTATTAAAACGCGCTGAAGAATTAAAGCAAAAATTATTAGATTACGATATGGAAGATACTTACCTGCAAATAGATGTAGCTGTATTTCCAAGAAGGCAATGGGGGCGTTAGAAAATGCCTCGTTTGCAAATTCCATTACCCACTAGTTTTTATAAAACACTTGGCTTGAATGTATCGGCGCAAGAGTTGGTTAATCTTTATCGCATCAATTCACAAGAATCACAAAAAGTTTCATCTTATCTTATCGGTACGAGTGGTTTAGAGGATTTTGCAGATTTAGATAACAATGAGCCGGTTTGGGGAATGAAGGCTTTTGGTGGGCTGTTATATGTTTCTTGTGGAAATAGTGTTTATAGCGTTAATGCCGCTGGTACAAAAAATCTTATTGGGAACATCGGCTCTGTAAATGCAAATGTTGAATGGGATACTAACGGCATCAATCTGGTTGTGCTAAAGCCAACAGGTGATGCGTGGGAAGTAACATCTTCAAATGTTACACAAATAACTGATGTTGATTATTTACCATCTTCAAGTATTTCGCAAAGCTATGGTTATTTTATTTTTTCAATAAAAGATAGTAACGAGTGGCAAATCTCTGACCAGGATAGTATTGCTTTTTCTGGTTTTATAGCACAGGCAGACGCAAGCCCTGATTTAATCGTAAGAACCATACAAAACTCAGGCGAAACATGGATATACGGCACGGAAACAATAGAGGTTTGGGCTTATAATGCCAATATAGACTTTCCTTATCAGAGAAGCACGGTGATAAACAGGGGTTGTGCGGCTAAAAACTCTGTTATTAGCGAAGATGATAAAATGTATTGGCTTGGTGATGATAAAAAAATATATGTAAGTGTGGGGTATCAGTACACGCCCTTGTCAACAGAGCCAATTGAGCAATTAATAGCAGGTTTTAACACCATTAGTGATGCTATTTTCTGGGTTTATACTGATGGTGGTCAAAAGTTCCTGACATGCCAATTTCCTTCTGAAAATATTACTCTTGAATGCAACCTTACTTTAGGGGAGTGGCATAAACGTACAAGTGGCTTTAATGGCGACAGGTGGAAGGCCAATTGCTTTGAAAATACGTTTGGATTTAATCTTGTGGGCGACTATCAGACGGGCAAAATATACAAAATAGTCTTTGACAGCACCAGCGAGTCAGGTGAAAATATTTACCGTTCTTTCACCACCCCATACTTTTTTGACCTTGATAATCCTTTTTCTTTTGATAGAATAGAATTGGATATTGAGGCCGGTTTAGGTAATACTAATAATCCAGGCAAAAACCCACAGGTTTATCTGTCGTGGTCTGATGATTACGGACACACATTCTCTAACCAGTATCCAGCAAGTGTAGGCGGACAAGGTAATTATCGTTATAAGGCAATGTGGATAGGCAAAGGAACTGCCAGAAAGCGTTGTTTAAAATTCATAATTAATGACCCTATAAAAGTCCGGATTTCTACAATCTTTGCAAACGTTCAAAAATTACAGGCATAAATGTTTAAACTTGTTTCATTACCATTGCGTACAAGGGGTCATTTTTTAGATGAACCTGTTGAAAGAGGGCAAGTAAGTTTTGAGTGGTTTAAAATTTTTGAACAGATCGCGAATAATTTTGCAGATAGATTTGATAGTAGCGGAAATATAATTTTAAATCGTTATGCAACCGCAAGCAGGCCAACACAGCCTGTTGATGATGTAGTAATTATAGATTCTGATTTAGGTTTGCCAATTTGGTTTGATGGTTCGGATTGGAGAGATTTTGCTGGTAATGTAGTTTAGTTTTTTTGGGTGGTAAAAAATGTTAGGAAGTATTTTTGGTGCAATTGGTGGTAAAAAGGCCGGTAAAGCTGCTGAAGGCGTCAGTGCTGAACAATTAGCATTTTTAAAAAGTATTTATGAAAAGGCTTCTGGGCAATTTCAGCCATTTATTGAGGGTGGCACACAGGCTAATAGCAATATAATGGATATGCTGTTAAAGGGTGATACAAGCTCATTTTTTCAATCGCCTGATTATCAGTTTGGATTAGATGAGGGCAATAGGCAAATAAAGAATAATTTAGCGGCAGGCGGATTAAGAAATAGCACCGCTGCATTAAGAAACGCAAGTAAATTCAGTCAGGATTATGCGTCAACGAGGTATCAGGATTTCCTTAATAATCTATTTGGATTAAGCAGCCAAGGAACGCAAAGTATCGGTAACTTAGGCAATATTGGCGCTGGAATAAGTGGCGCAAGTACAACTGCATCAGACCAATTTGGTCAGGCGAAGGCTGCAAAAGCCGCTGCACCTTATATGGGCGCACAAAATGCAATAGGTGAGGCAGGTAACGGATTAATGGCTTTATTCTCAGATGAGGCATTGAAGGAAAACCTTGAGCCATTAGGTCAGGAAAATGGTCATAATATCTATAAATTCAATTATAAAGGCAGCAAAGGAAAATACATTGGTGTTGTGGCACAAGAGGTAGAAAAAACAAATCCTGAAGCTGTTACAAAAGCTAAAAACGGATTTAGGAAAGTTAATTATCATAAAATTGGTGTTAAATTCAGGAAGGTAGTTTAATGGCAGGAATTTGGGACATAGTTTCAGGCGTTACTAATCGCACTCAGGATTTGCAGAATGAGATGGCACAACGCGACCTATTAAAAGCACAGGCATTAGATACGGCATCACAGATGGATGAGAGGAAGAAACAGGTGGCAAGGCGTGAAGAATTAGCAAAACAGTTTGACGACCCTATATTAAAGGCGGGTATATATGACCCTACTTTTTTAATGGGTTATGGAACTTTAAAAAAACAAACCGTTCAGGATGCTAAAAACAAGTTGATTGCTAAAATCATGGGGCAGCAATATGGCTTTGACCCAACTGATATGGGTTATGGAAGTACTCCTGGGGCATCAATACCTCCGCAACAGCAACAAGCGCCAATGCCAGGACTAGAGCCCAATCCTATTAATGACGTTCAAGTAGAGCCGGCAGCTTATGACTGGACACAGGACATGCAGCCGAATGTCACCCCAGAAGGAGAAGCTTTACAGCCAGAAGTCACGCAGGAATCTATACCTTTGTTACAACCTACGCAAGTAGCATCTAATGATATGAATAGGGCTAAAATGGCAGAGTTGATGGGCTTCTTAACTGGCGATACCATGAAAGGTCAGCAAGTAGGTCAGGATATTAGAGAAAAGGATCCTAAATATATTGAAAATATTGAGCGTGTAAAAACCGATACAAAATCAAGACGTACATTACTTGATACTGTTTATGATGATGCAAATAAAATTATTGCCGCTGAACCACAGGTGCAGGTTATAGAATCTAGTTTAAATGATTTAGTTGCATCAGGAGCGGATACGGGTCCATTAGCTAATACAGCGTCTTGGGTAAACGCGTTTGGCAATCAGGTCGGGTTAGATTTTGGTTTGGATGAGGGCGCAACATATGAGAATATTGCAGCGGCAACTTCACAATTAGCTGCTCCATTAGCAAAACAATTAGGCGTAAACCCTACTGACTTTGATTATAAACAGATATTAAAATCAATTGCCAGCCCAGATAAATCCCTTGCTGGCAACTTTGCGTTAGTAGATTTGCAGAAGCAGAATATTGTAAAACAAAAAGGTAAGGCGGATTTAATAAACGATTTAGAAAAACAGGGCGCAAGTCTGGCAGAAGTAAAGAGAGCTATAACGGATTATGACAAAGCTTACAAGGTTGATGTCCCAAAAGCTATACCAACTAAAAAAGAACAATTAAAAGAAGGTGCTAAATATTTTACCAATAAAGGTATATTTATTTGGGATGGCGAAAAACTTAATAATGTAAATGAATAATGGCAAGAAGTTATACATTTGAGGAAATGACAGGTAGCAGCTCTGGGTCTGATATGCCCGTTCAAGCCGCGCCTAGAAAAACCAGTTATACATTTGAAGAAATACAGGGTATTGAAAAGCCAACTAAAAAGAAACAAAAAAGCTTTTCTAATGCGGTTTCAGGGGATTTAGATACTCGCACAGCGCAAGCAATGATGTCGGCAATTGATTTTACAGCAGGCAAAAAATCCTTCCCAGAGCTTGCTTTAAGCGCTCCTGCAACAGCGGCAAGGTTTGTCGGTGATGTTGCGGGTGAGGGATTAAGCAGAGCTATACCACAACCTGTTAAAGATATAGCTGGAAAGGTTGCTGACGTTACTATGCAACTTCCCGTTCCACAAAATATAGCTAATATTGGCAGCGGCATAGCTGAAGATTATGGCTCATTTAAGAAAGCCGCTCCTAGGCCGGCACAAGCGATTGAAGATTTGGCAACTATCGGCACTCTTGGTTTGGGCGCATCAGCTACTGGTTCCGCATCAAAGGCTATTGGCACCGGCTTGGAAAATGTTGGTGAAGCTGCCTTAAAAAGTGTTCCGAAATTGGAAAAAATAAAACTTGCCGATGGAGTTTATACAGATTTAATTCTTCCTAAAATGACAAACAAGAACGCACATCTCAGGGATGTGGTGGAAGTAGGTATTAACAAAGAGAAGAAGGTTGTTCCAAATAAAAGTGATCTAGAGGTTATTGAGGAATTAAAGAAAATAAAAGGTGTTAGCCCTAGGGCAAAAAGTCTTAGAGGAAATCTTAATATCATACGATTTGAAAAGGAAAGGGCGGCGGAAGGTTTACGCTCTGTGCTAAAAGATAAGAAGGCTCCTGTTGCGCCTCTTAATGCGCAATATGACAAATTAGAGATGAGGGTAAAAAATATGGAGGGTTTAACAGAGGAGAGGAGAAAAAGCCTGTTAGAACCTATCAGAATGATGAAGCAGAATATAGCCAGAAAGTCTGGTGATATTAATTTAGAGGAGCTTTGGAAGGCAAGGCAAAACTTAGATACTGATATTGAGATAGCTTCAGGAGCGGATTTAACCCCAAGGGTAAGAAAGGTTTATGATGAGGGTGTAAAAGAGCTTCGGGATATAACCAATCAATATATAGACACATATAGCCCTGGTACTTTGGAATCTTTAAAAAAACAATCTGCTTTAATAAGGGCTGAAAAAGCAATTGCACCTAAAGAATTAAAAGAGCCTGATACTGTGGGTAAAAGAATAGCTAAAAAGGTTAAAGATAATACGCTTGGTGGCAGCCTGTTGGAAAAAGCCGTTTTATCACCTGTTTCAGCTACTGCATTAACGGCTAAAGGAGTTGGAAATATAACCGCTAAACTCACTCGTAACGCCACATTGCGTAAAGCATTAGGGGTCACTTTAAGTAAAACTGGGCAGCTAATGAAAGGTGGTAAGGAATTGAGTAAAAAGGAAATAGACCAGCTTTCTAAAAGCCCTGTAGTAAAAAGATTTGAAGAGCCTAAACCACCATTAAAAACTAAAATTACAAAATAATCATGGCATTTAATAGATTTTTTTCACCATTTGCTTTTTTCGTTGATGCGACAGGGTTGCCATTGGCTAATGCATATCTGGTGTTTTTTGAAACAGATCAGGTAACGCAAAAGACTACTTATGCAAATAGAACCCTTACTACGCCTTCTACTACTGTTCCTATCATGTACAACTCTATGTTGGTTAATGCTGTACAAGCAGATAGCGCAGGTAGGTTCCCAACTATATTCTTAACCCCTTCGCCTGATGAGTATTTTATGGTGTTATTAGATGAAGATTTAAATACCATTAAAACCGAGAATTACTTTAGTGTACCTGATGAAGGCGCTTTGAATTCAGGTCAGTTCATTGTTTATAACGGACAGACCTATGTGGGCTCAAAGGTTATAACCGTAAACACTACCACATATGATATGGATACCGCGACAAGTTGGGGGAAATTAATTTCGTTTTCCAATCCAAATCCTATTGCAGTAACACTGCCCGCGCCATCTTCTTCAGTTTTTGTGGATGGTTGGTGCGCTGAGTTTGAAAATACTGGCGTTGGAATTGTAACCATTACTTCTACAGCCACCATTGATGGTGCGTTGACGTTTACTTTAAACAGAGGGCAGGGCGTAGTATTACATAGTGACGGGTCTATATATTATACCGAGAGAGGTAAGCCAAGAGCGATTTATACAGAAAAGGGCGGCGCTTTAACCGTAACCACAAATGCTGTTACAGTAGGTGATTTTTCACAATATCTTATTGATACTTCAGGAGCGGCGCAAACAGTCACTACTATTAATGGTGGTATAGACGGGCAACTTGTATTGTTAAAAGCTTCAAGTGTATCAAATGCGCTAACAATTAGTAATAGCTCTGGTATTAAATTACAAAGCGGGGCTTCTTTTGTTACATCATCCTTACAGGATAATATTCTTTTGGAATATGATTCTACGAACTCTTATTGGACTGAGGTGTCAAGAAGTTCTTCTTTAAGTTTATCACCTATGGTATTGCTGAGTACGCAAACCGCATCAGCTTCTGCTTTAATCGCCTTTACAGGATTAAGCTCGACTTATAATTCATATAAAATAGTTATTACTGATTTAGTTGCAGCTACAGATCAAAGCATTCTAGAGATGCAGCTTTCAACAGATAACGGTTCTACTTATGTTGCAACTAACTATACGTGGGTGATGTATTTTAATACACCTGCTGACCCTGTGGCGGATTCAAGTAACGCAGGCACAGGTGGGTTTACTACAGCTATTGCCCTTAATCCTACAACCGCGACTGGATTTGGCGTTTCTAACGTAGCGCAGGATTCCTTGCAGTGTGAAGTTACCTTATTTAATCCTTCTTCCGCTGCTTCTTATAAAAAAGTGAAATTCCAGACAACTTATCTAGGCGCAACTGCAAATATAGTAAATGCTGATGGCTCTGGAGTTAATAGTGCTGCGGTAACGGCAATTAATGCAGTTAAGTTCTTTATGAGTTCTGGTAATATTACTTCAGGAACATTTAAACTTTACGGAATTAGATAATTTAACAATATAACAAGGAGAATAATATGGCAGCAAAAACAGTAGAGCAGCAAATGGCTATAGCGAGTGGCGCATCAACGGGTGTAGAGTTTGATTTATCTCTAGGATTGCCTTGCTCAATTTCAATTCCAGCTTCATTAGCTAACTTAACAACCATTACATTTACAAGGACAACCATTGCTGGATTTGTTACTACCCTTACCAATGTTGCAACAGGATCGGCGGGAGCTTTAGCTGATTTTGTAGTTACTCTGACGGCTTCAAAAACCATTCCACTGCCGCAAGATGTGTTCAAGGGAATAAAATCGTTTAAAATTCAAGGTGGTACATTAGCTAGTCCACAAGCAGCAAATGCAGATATAACTTTTGTTATTAACTATGTAGAGGCTGACTAATGTATTACTATTACACACCCGCACCCTCTAGTTCAGCCCCACCTCCTCCTGGTGATGGAAGCTGGGAATTAGAAGATAGTACCGACCTATGGGAGTTAGAAGATGGGTCGGGAACTTGGTTATTAGAAACTTAACAACAAAAATGAATTGAGGAATATATGGCAAACACACCAGCGTCGGATTTTACAACAGAAACCTCAATGGCGGGTACAGATTTAATGCCTTTTGTGAGGCCAGGAACTCCGAATACGAATAATAAGATCACTTATGCAAATTTACTAGCTGGAATAGCTGCGCCTAGTATTACTGTTGCTAATGAAGCTTCGGATACTACTTGCTTTCCTGTTTTTGTTACAGCCGCTACAGGTGATTTAGCACCAAAAACAAACGCTGGTTTGGCATTTAACTCAAGCACTGGGATTTTAACCGTAACAGGTTTTGCTGGCCCATTAACAGGTAATGCCTCTACCGCAACCGCACTTGCAACTCCTAGAGCTATTTACGGAAATAACTTTGATGGTACTGCGGCACTTACACAGGTCATAGCTTCAACTTATGGCGGAACTGGAAATGGATTTACTAAATTCTCTGGCCCTGCCACTACTGAAAAAAC